CCAGAGATTAACTTGGCATCGGTTGCAGTGGCTTCACGGATTGTCATTGAAAATTATGTCACCAACTACATTCTGGCTTCGTATTACACTGGCGCTCAAATTGTTTTATATGGTTCAGCATGGACACGCCTCAAAAACAACTTGCTAGGCACAAACATTGTTTGGAATAGTGCAAGTACAACGGGTGGCCGATACAACGTGCTTGAGCTTTCAAAGCAGATAACCATTCGAGCGCAAGACACAGCAGGTAACTTGCTGTCAGACGGGTATATGTACTATCAACCCGTAGGCGCAAACGTGGCGGGTATTCGTGCCAAAGGCATCACCTCAGATATTACTTTTGACCTGAGCCAGCAAGCCATTGCAACAGTTGCAGGTGCGGCAACCAGCGAATTTGTATTTGCGTGGGACTTTTCAACTGCTGGCGGCAACCAGAACACATACAACTACTTTTGCACAGGCACGACCAAGGGTGCGGAAACCCACACGGTTTATTCAAGCCGCTATGGCTATGACAAGCAAAGCGCAACAGTCTCATTGATTGGTAACAACGCAGCAACACCCACTTATGTTCATGTGAGTTTGCCCACGACTGACAAGGTTATCGCCAACGCAGCGGCTATCACAGGTGTGTCGTTTAACTTTACGACAAAGACAATTACGGTTACAGGTGTTCTAACAATCCAACAGATTTACGATGCGTATCAGTACCAACTGAACCAAACGGCTAACCTGCAAACGGCTGACGAATGCACGGTGGCCAACGGCCAAACGTACTATGTGGGCTGGACGATTAACAACCCCGGCACAATTAGCGCAGGCACAAACCTAACGACAATCCGCGCTGAAACGATCACCAACACCGGAACAATCACTGCAATCTACACCTCCAGCGCAGGCACATCATCCATCCTGCAACTCGTAGGCGTGACAAATAACGGCGTGGCAGCGGTGTGGAACTCCAGCACATTGGCAACCGAGCTATTCCAGACCAACATCAGCGGAAGCGCGGCAACCTACACGGTGTACTACCCTCCCGGCTCCGCTGGCTTGGTGAAGAACTACGCGCGAGAACTTTATCCGTATCAACGCGTCGCGGGTTCAATCACGCTGGTCGCTGGCCTTAACACGATCAGTTTTGTGGATATTCCCGATGTAGGGATTACCGAGCAAGTGCAAGCCACAGCCGCCGCCTATGCAACGCTTGAAGGTCCAAGCAAGTTTTACGACCGCACCGCCATTTTCCGATTGACAGAGCAAGGAATTAAACTTGGTCAGATCGTTACACGGTCAGGCACGGCGCTTGAGATTGGAACTTTTAGCCACGTCATCAACACCGCCGCCGCCTCGGTTTACGCAATTATTGGCTCAGTAATTACTACCAAGTCATCGACCTACGCGCCCGACTCAAGGTATGTAACGGAGATTGCAACGCCTCCGGCCACGATTACGGCGGCAACAACTGAGGTAATCACGATTGCTCGGGAAGACGCGAACGGGGATTCTCAAGTCACAATTCAGGCAGCGGGTGTCAGTACGTTTGAAATTTGGAAAATTACCGACGCAACCAACCCCGACAATTACGCCACAGGCACTTTAGTCGCCACGGTTGGCATCGGTACTTGGCGCTTCCTGAGTGCTAATGGCTTTAAGTTTGTTATCCGTGACCAGACCACCAATTACCGCGTGGTTGTCGAAGCCGAAAAAGGCATTTATACCGCCGAACTGTTTTTCGGGGCGCAGGTGCAGCTTGCCCAAGCCGCCGAGGTAACGGTTATTAATACCAAGGTTGACATCTTGCAAAACGAGATTGACGCAGTACAGGCCAGTATTGGCGCGCTCGGTACTCCAATGCAAGTGGGTGACGTGGTGGATTCAAACATTATCAAGGTCAACGATATATTTATTGACGGTGTGGGTACTAAAGCCGACCCGTTTGGGCCTGTGTAATGCAAACATGGGACGCATGGGGCGGTTCGTGGGGCTATGCGTGGGGGTTTTCGTGGGGGTTTAGAGAAGAAGCAGGCGGCGGCAGCGGTAGAGGTAGCGGTAAGCAAATAAAAAGGGGATGGGCTAACGAACGCGCGGCCTTTGAACGATCACTTACCCTTCGCCAAGCCCAAACCGTACTGCGAGAGACAAAATCCCCCGAATCCGTCAAACTTGCCCAAAAGATTAATGCCTATGAAGTCGGGAATATCGACATTGACGCACTCAGGATAGAAAACGCACGATTAGAGGCACGACTACAAAACGCTACTGAATTTAAGGCAGAAATGCAATTAGCGCAGCAAGCAATCAAGGAATACATCCAAGATGAGCAGGAAGCCATTGATACGCTTTTACTAACAATTGACATGGATAGTGAAATTCTATTAAGTTCGTTTGCACAATAGGTGAATTTAATAGATAATCTAAATAACGGTTACCACCCAGCCGTTCAAAGTGGGTGAGTTTGATGGGGTTAGATATGAATGAATTGGCAGAAACTGGAGACGAAAACGAAGTTGTGGAGAGTATTGAGGTAGAGCAGCTAGAAACTGCGACAACCGAAGAGAATCAAGACGATGAAGTAATTGTTTCTATTGGTGAGGAAGCGCCGCCTCCTGAGGAACAGACTCAAGCGCCCGAGTGGGTTCGTGAGCTGCGTAAAACGAATCGAGAATTGCAACGCCAAAACCGAGAGCTACAAGGCAAGCTACAAAGCACGACCGAGACTAAACCAGTCGCGCTAACCAAGAAGCCCACCCTTGATGATTTTGATTATGACGCTGAAAAATTCGAGGATGCACTAGCTAATTGGTTTGATAAAAAACGTCAAACTGACGAAGCAAACGCCAAGCAAGAAACTGAAGTTATGAATCAGCAGAAGGCATGGCAAGCCAAACTAGATACTTACGGCAAAGCGAAAGCAGAGCTAAAGGTAAAAGACTTTGAAGACGCTGAGGCAGTAGCCCAAGAGTTATTCAACGTCACACAGCAAGGCGTAGTGCTGCAAGGTGCGGATAACCCCGCACTCGTTATTTACGCGCTAGGAAAGAACCCAAAGAAGGCAAAAGAGTTGTCCGACATTAAAGACCCCGTAAAGTTTGGTTTTGCGGTAGCGAAACTGGAGAAAGAATTGAAAGTTACAAACCGAAGAGCAGCCCCGCCACCCGAGAGAATCGTGTCAGGAACTGGCCGAGTATCTGGGGCAGTGGACTCAACCTTAGAACGGCTGAGAGAAGAAGCGTCTCGTACTGGCAACATGACAAAAATCATTCAGTACAAAGCGCAGAAGCGATCAGCATCCAAGTAATTTATTTAGGAGCTTTTTATGAGCAATTCATTTAGTAAAGAAGAGCGCGTAGCGTTTGAGGACATCCTCGAAGGCTTTAACGATGCTTTAGTTTTATCCCGCAACGTCTCTGTCTACAACACAGACAGTTCGATGATGGAACGCACCAACAACGTTATCTATCGTCCACAGCCTTACATCGCACAATCGTATGATGGCATGGACCAGACTGGTAACTTTGGCGCATACACCCAACTTTCAGTCCCAGCGACACTTGGCTTTCAAAAGTCTGTGCCGTTCATTCTGGATGCTTTGGAATTGCGTGATGCACTGCAAGAAGGTCGTTTGGGTGATGCTGCCAAGCAAAAGCTGGCTTCCGACATCAACATTGCAATCATGAACGTGGCAGCATCTCAAGGTTCGCTGGTTGTTACCGTGAACACTGCGGCTGGTGACTATGACGATGTGGCATTGTGCGACAGCATCATGAACGAGCAGGGCGTACAAGCCTTTGACCGTTACTTGGCTTTGTCTAGCCGTGACTACAACGGCATCGCTGGCAACATTGCTGGTGGTACTGCTTTGTCAGGAACTGCTTCTCGTAGTTTTGCTGGCAACAAGTCAAACAATGCGTTTGAGCGTTCTTACGTTGGTATGGTCGCAGGCTTTGAGACCTACAAACTGGACTACGCAAACCGTATTGCAGCGGCAACTGGTTCTGACCCAACGATGAGCACTTTGGCTTCGGCAAATAACTACTATGTGCCTGTTGCTACCTCAACTGCTGTCACTGGTGAAACTGCTAACGTGGACAATCGTTTCCAAACGATTACCGTTTCTAGCACCACCGACTTGCCAGCAGGTACTGCCATTGAGATCGCAGGCGTTGAGGCTGTCCATCACATCACTAAGCAAGGCACTGGGTTCTCTAAAACCTTCCGTGTCGTGCAAGTGATTAACGCAACAACCTGCGTAATTACACCTCCAATCATTTCCGCACAAGGTGGAACTGATGCCGAGTTGCAATACCAGAACTGTATCGTTACCGCTGCTGCTGGCCGCACCATGAACCGCTTGAATACCACAACAGCACCTATTAACTGCTTCTGGCAGAAAGATGCGTTGGAGATTCTGCCAGGTCGTTACTCTGTTCCTTCTGATGCTGGTGTCGCAGTGATGCGTGCCTCCACAGATCAAGGCATTGAGCTGGTCATGCAAAAGCAGTACGATGTCAATACTATGAAGACCAAGTATCG